TCAATGCCCGCTACCCCAACCACCAGGTTCTGATCTGGGGTGACCCCGCCGGTATGGCCAGGGACGCCATCTATGAGGTCACAGCGTTCGATTTTCTGCGAACACTGGGGCTCAAAGCCCAGCCAACGGCGTCCAATGACTTCAAAGTGCGCCGGGAAGCGTCAGCAGCCCCCATGCAGCGCCTGGTGATGGGCAAGCCTGGCTTGATTGTCAACCGCGAGTGCAAGCTGCTGCGCAAAGCGCTGGCCGGTGGCTACCACTTCAAGCGAGTCGCGGTGGGTGCCGGGCATGAGCGCTTCAAAGACGCGCCAAACAAGAACGAACACTCGCACATTGGCGACTCATTCGGCTACCTGATGCTGGGCGGTGGCGAATACAACCGAATGACCCGCACGCACCAGCTGGGTGGCCGCGCTCCTGGCATGGCCACCGCTGTTTTGGACTTCGATATCTTCTCATGACAGACCTGATCGACACCGTCAACGAAAAGCTGGCCTGCACCGGCTGCTATTTTGAGCCGATCACCGATTGGCACATCGAACGCTTGAAGCCATATGTCAAAAGCCCATTTCCTATCGACGCCCTGGACACCATTCACTTCAACATGGAGCGTGGCCCAAGTGGCGCCCTGTACTACAACGGCAAACTGCTGGGCATCATCGGCGTGGTTGTGTTGTGGCCGGGTGTCGCAGATGTCTGGACGATCATTGACGACAGCGTGAAGCGCCAGTTCAAGCGCCAGCTGATTGTCGGGGTGAGAACTGCTCTCGATATCGCTCAGATATCTATGTGTTTGACCCGTGTACAAGTAGCAATAGAATCTCATGCAGATTATTCGCAGAGCTGGCCGCTGGCGCTGGGCTTTACGCTTGAGGGCGTGATGCGCAACTTCGGAATGGACGGCTCAGATTACACACTCTACGGGAGGATCAGACCATGCCAGCAATAATTCCATTTCTTGCACCGGCGGCAACGATTTATGCAGTAAACCGTTCTCAAAGCGCAGCAAATAAAGCCAGGGAGCAATCAGCTGCAGCTCAAGCCTCAGCAATTGAGCAGGCCACTAAGAACCGAGCAGAAGCTGCTGCTCAAGCTGCTGCTGCGCGTGAAGCCGCTGCTGCCGAGGCAGAAAAGACCAGAACTGCCGCTATGACCGAAGCTGAAAAGAACCGTGCAGCTGCTGCGGCACAGGCTGAAGCATCCAGGCTAAGCGCATCAGAAACAGCCAGGCTCACCCGTGATCAGCAAGCTGCCCTTGCAGCACAGCAAACCAGTTTGACCCAAGCTCAGATCGATGCACAAAAAGCAGCGACCGCTGGCGGTCTTGAGCAGGCCCGACTATCTGCTGCACAGCAAAAAGAGATGATGGCCAGTTTGACCATGCAACAGCAGCAATCTGCAGAAGCTGCCAAGGCCCAGCTCTTCCAGCAGCAAAAGCAGTACGAAGAGCAAAAAGCGTCAATGCAGAAGCAGGCCAAAGACCAGGCAGCTGCACTTGATGCCGAGCGCCGCAAGATTGCTGAGCGCGAATCTTCCCAGATGACCGCACGCCGCCGCGCTGGCCGCCGCTCCTTGCTGTCAACTGCCAGGATGACACCAGAGCTTGGCCTGGCACCAGCAGCCAATGACGAGAATCAGTTGAAGACCTTGCTGGGAGCTTGACATGGCAGTCATCAAACCTGTCAACAATGTCTTTGAAGAGATCGATGGACAGCTGATCTCGCCGCTAAACGATGGCAACTCAAGCCCATTCGTTCCGACTGTCAGTGAGGAAGACAAATCTGCCGGATTTCAAGCAGAGCTGGATCGACTTGCTGCTGAAAATGAAGCCAGGATTAAAGCAGAGGATGACGCCGCTGCGGCCAAGCTCAAAGCTGACGAAGACGCTGCACTGGCTAAGCTCCTGGCTGACGAAGAGGCATTTAGAAAACAACAAGCCGATCTGGACGCGGCTGCAAAATCTCAGCTTGATGCCAGGCTCAAAGCTGATGCTGACGCATTTGCAAGAGCTCAGCAAGAGATCGCATCGATGATGGCAGCTGAGCAATCGCGCATGGCTGCAGAGGCTGCTGCCTATGCAGAGCAGCAAGCAGCTGCGCAGCAAGAGATCGCAAGAGCAGAGCAAGAGGCCAAAGCTGCACAAGCAGCAATTGCCGCACAGCTTGCCGAAACGCAGCGCATATCTGCAGAGATGACTGCTAAGAGCAAGTCGGAAATGGAAGCCATACAGCGCACCTCTGCAGCCAAGATCGCGGGAAGCCGCAAAGCTGGCCGCTCAGCAGGTGATCGCTCATTGTTGGCAGGCTACGGCGCTGCAGATATTGGCGCGCCAACGCTTGGTGGCGGTGGAAGTTTAGGTGGCCGAGGCGGCAGCCTGGGCGTATCAGGAACACTGGGAGTATGACTATGAAAATTGAAATTAGCATCGAAAAAAACGGCGAAGAAAAAGAGATGGAAGACGAAGAGCTGTCTCCAGAGAAGATTGCCGAGATGGCCAAGAAGCTCAAGAGCGCCACGCTCAGCCGCAAGGATCGAAAGATGCTGGCCGACGCCCTGCTCAACGAAGAAATGGACGACTGAAATGGAATACGCAAACAGCGCAAAGGGCGGCAAGCGCTTAACGCCCGAAGAGATCATCAAGCGGCAATCGCTGGCGCAGACAAAGAAGGATGAGTTTCAGCAGCTCTACCAGGACGCCTATGAGTTCGCCCTGCCCCAGCGCCAGCTGTATGGCGTTTGGGAAGGTGGTGCTGTTGGCGCCAAGAAGATGCAGCGCGTCTTCGACAGTACAGCAATCAATAGCACCCAACGGTTTGCTAACAGATTGCAGTCGGTGGTGTTCCCACCGCAGCGCCGCTGGTGCCGCTTGGAGCCCGGTCTTGACATCCCAATGGATCGCAAGCCACAGGCCCAGGCCATCCTTGAGCTGTACGGCGAGAAGATGTTTGCCATCTTGCGTCAGTCCAACTTCGACATTGCCATGGGCGAGTTCTTGCTCGACCTGGCAGTGGGCACCGCTTGCATGATGGTGCAGCCAGGCGACGACGTGAACCCGATCAACTTCATCCCCGTGCCGCTGTTCCTGGTGAGTTACGAAGAAGGCGCCAATGGCCAGGTTGACAATGTCTACCGCCGCATGCGCTTGAAGGGCGAAAGCATTCAGCGCCAGTGGCCAGATGCCGACATCCCGCAAGAGATGCAACGCCGCATTGCTGACAAACCAACTGATGACATCGAGCTGCTTGAGGCCACGATCTATGACGCAACACGCGGCGACTACTGTTACCACGTCATTGATAAGGTCAGCAAAGCAGAGCTGGTCTACCGCCGCCGCAAGGTCAGCCCTTGGGTGATCTCGCGCTACATGAAAGTGGCCGGTGAAATCTACGGTCGCGGCCCGCTCATGACAGCTCTGCCCGACATCAAGACGCTGAACAAGACCATCGAGCTGCTGCTGAAGAACGCATCGCTTGCAGTCTCTGGCGTCTACACCGCTGCCGATGACGGCGTGCTCAACCCCAACACGGTCAAGATCGTGCCAGGCGGCATCATCCCCGTTGCGCGCAATGGGGGCCCACAAGGCCCATCGCTCATGGCCCTGCCCCGTTCTGGCGACTTCAATGTGTCGCAGCTGGTGATCAACGATCTGCGCGGTAACGTCAAGCGCATCTTGCTGGACGAATCCCTGCCCCCAGAGAACATGAGCGCCAGGTCTGCCACCGAGATTGTCGAGCGCATGAAGGAGCTGTCGCAGAACCTGGGCAGCGCGTTTGGCCGACTGATCAACGAAACCATGATTCCCGTGGTCACCAAGATTTTGGAAGTCATGGACGAGCGCGGCATGATCGATCTGCCTTTGCGGGTCAATGGCCTGGAGGTCAAGGTGTCTCCCACATCGCCATTGGCCAACGCCCAGGCAATGGACGAAGTCAACGCGGCGCTGCAGTTTGCCCAGATCACCCAGCAAATGGGTGCCGAAGGTCAAGTGGCCGTCAAGTTTGGCGACATGATCGACTACCTGGGCGACAAGCTGGGTGTGCCTGCTTCGCTTCGCAATAGCGCTGCAGAGCGTGCGTTTGCCATTGAGCAGCAGCAAGCTCAGCAGGCCCAGGCCATGGCAGCTCAAATGGCCATGCAGCAGCAGGGCATGGCACCGCCTGGTCAGCCTGCCTTACCAGCACCGCAGGGAGCGCCCGCATGAGCTGGGATGAGCTCGACGCCATCGGCCAGGTCGATATTCGCGAAGCTACCCAGCAGCGCGATGACCTGGCGCGCCTAACACTTCGCGTGTTTTCAACCGAGGACGGCAACAAGCTGCTGACCTGGTTGCGCGACATGTATGTGAATGTGCCCATCGCCGTGCCGGGCACAGACCCGTCCCATG